GTTTTAAAGTGAATAGACAACTTAAAAAAGCTAAGTCTTTGTCAGCAATAAGACGAGCTTTATAAGCATATTCTGCAATAACTATTATTAAATCCATACTATCATATTTAGATATAACGTAGTCTTTTAAAGCACTGTATATATCGTCGTCAAACACTGTTTTTCTTGTTATTTCAGATATCTTTTTTATGTTGTCTGTTTCAAACACGCTCTCAAAATAACTACTGTATCTGTTACTAAGATCTATAGATTCTTTTTTTAACTTACCGTGTATGTTAAAATTCTTTTGTGATTCATTGATCATTTTACGAATGTCAACACCGTATCTTTTAATGATTAAAGCAAGATACTCTGTACTGTACTCAACACCTTCTGTTTCAAAAATATCAGCTAAGCGTTTAGCTATGTCAACTGTTTTTGGAACTAGTTCAAAGTCAACACAGCGACTTTTAATAGCTTCAGCAATTTTATTCACGTAGTTACACGTTAGAATAAATCTACAGTATTTGCTAGAAGTTTCCATTAGTTCTCTTAGTGAGTCTTGAGCTGTATAGTTTAACCCATCTGCTTCATTTAAAACGACTATTTTTAGACTATCACCCCAAGCAGAAGATGTTGCAAAGTTTTGGACTTTTTCTCTTATAGTGTCAATACCTCTTTCTTCTGAAGCATTGATTATAAGGTGTACATTTTTTATGTTTTTTAGTATAATGTTGGTAATAGAATTTTTTCCTGTTCCAGGTTTGCCATGTAAAAGAATGTTTGGAACATCAGACTCTTGTATACACTTTTTAAGAAAGCTCTTTAACTCAGGTACAGCAATTAAATCTTCAACTAAACTTGGTCTGTATTTTTCAACCCACAGACTGTTGTATTTTTCAACTAGTGCTGTTATATCTTTCACAAATACTACTCCCTTCAGTTATATGTTATATTATACCATAGAAACGTGGATTTGTAAATACTTAATTTAACTGTTTACAGAATGTATATACTATGATATAATATACAAGAGGTGACAACATGGGTAGGCCTAAAGGTTCAAAAACAAAGAATAAAAATAAAGAAAATTACTTCAATGAAAAAGAAATGACTGAACTCTTAAAGGTTTACAAGCAAACGAGAGATGAAAAAGTTTTTGAAAAGCTAAACAGTGGTATTAAAAATATCGTTAATGGTATGATTAACAAACAGTTTAGTTACAACAGCTTTATAAAAAATAACAAAAAAGATGCAGAAGCAGAGTGTATTTTAGAAGTTTATAAGTCTCTTAAGAGATTTGACGTTGAAAAAGGTCGATTGTTTGCTTATATCAACAGAATTGCTAAAAATACTCTCTTAAAATACCAAAACAGTGTTAGAAAAATTAATCATTTTGAAACAATATACGCTGACGTTGTTCACTCTGAAAACACAGAATTGTCTGATGATGTGTTTAACAGAATTATTTCGAATCAAACAGGAATTCCAAACACAAAAATTAAAAAAGTTATGAGTGTTGATAAAAGTCTGTCTGTTATATATAAATATTTTATTCATGTTAAGAATGTGACAGAGTATTTCTTAACTAACTCTAGCAATTTAAAAAATTTGGTATATACTATTAAATATGATTATAATATTGATTTTAACTTTCATTTCGAAAAAACAATTTCATTTGTAAGTGATGAAACTCGCTATCAGTTAATAATTGAAAATATAGATAACATTTTAACTGACCTCATTTCTTGGTTAGAAAAGGAATATCATGAAGAAATAAGTTTAGAACCTGAGTACAACAACTTTATTATATCACCTAGAGCTATTGGTTACATAAAAAAACATGTTAGAAAAAATATGAAAAAACAAAAAATATTTAAGAACCTTAGTGTTGATGATTTAGTAGAATTTATAAACTACATTAGCTATCAAAAGGAGTATGTTTTTGAATGACAAAAAATATTTCTTTTTTAAAAAATAAAAATCAAATGAAACTTATGATGATTAAAAATGTTGCAGAAATGTACAACCGAACACTTTACACATATACACGTGATTTTAAGGGAAAACTTCCAGTTCCTAAAACAGATGTTTCAAAGATACCTAAAAAATTTATGTCAATCAATGAGTATGTAGAGTCAAAGACTCAGTGGAAACAAATTGTTAATTTTATTGAAAACTCAGAAGATCTAGATCTAAATGATTATTTTAACATAATAGTTAAAAATTGGAATACAATAGCACTTTCTTTTAACATGAAACAAAAAACACCGTTGACTAGTATTGTTTTTTCTCCAAAAATGATTAACTACTATAGAAGTTTAAAAAGAAAAGAAGAACAGAGTGCTGCTGTTAACAAACATCTTTCTCTTAAGTTTGACGATGACTTTTACTTACTTCAACCATCTTTTCAAAGTAATATAAACAGTTTGTTTAGATTGAAAAAGTTAAACTCTGATATGCTTTTTCATGAGATACTTGATGTGTTTCCAGGTGAATTCGAGCAAGAATTTGTTGAAATAATCAAACAGATGGATGAGTCAAGTATAACTCAAGAAAATATTATAAATAAACTTAAGTCAAGGGTGATTAAATGACAACAACACAGATTAATATTTCTGAAAATGGGTGGAATCCAGACACGTTTTCTTTTTCTCATGATTTTCAAAAACAAATAATAGCAGCTATGATTCAAGAACCAAAAATATTTGAAACTGTAGGAGTGTTAACAGACTACAAGTATTTTGAACTTAGAGATCTTAGTGAAATTTTTAAAAATCTACAAGAATTTTTTAATAAATACAAAGGGTTACCTTCAAAAGAAGCTTTGTTTGAACAACTTATACAGTACTACAAATCAGAAACATTAAATGAAATTCTAGAAGAATTGTATACTTATCCAAAAATATCTTCTTCTACACTGTCTTATATAGAAGAAAACGTTAGAAATTTCATTCAGTGTCAAGCAATTAAAAAAGCTATAATTGACTCACTAGATGACTTAGGAGATATTAACAAACACTACAATGTTAAAAATAGAATAGAAGATGCTTTAACAGTTGGTTCAAGTTTAGATGATTTTGGTTTAGACGTTTACAATGATGATGAAATACTAAGTCGTTGGAAAAAAAGAAAAGAAGATAGAGAAATACCTAGAATATCAACTGGTTGGAACAAGTTTGATCAGATATTTGGTGGTTACGGTGCCGGTGAGTTGTTTACTTTTACTGGTCCTGCACACAGTGGAAAGTCTATGTATTTAGTAAATGCTGGAGCTAACATTCTTCTTCAAAAAAAGAATGTACTTCATATAACACTTGAAATGTCTGAAGATGTTACTTCACAGAGATATGACATGAGACTGTTGAATTTAACTAAAGAAGAGTTAAAAACACACAAAGCTACAGAGAAATTAAAAGAATTACTTGAAAAAAGAATAGGTCAGTTGGTGATAAAAAGATGGCCTTCTCTTTCTATTACAGCTACAGATATTGTTAGTTTCATGAAACGATTAGAAAACGTTAAACAGTTTAAACCAAACATTTTAATAGTCGACTATGCAGAATTAATGAGGTCTACTCACAAGTATACTGACAAAAGATTTGAATTAGATACAGTATATCAGCAACTTAGAAACATTGGAATAGAATTCAACATCCCTGTTATAACAGCTACACAGCTCAACAGAGGAGCGTTAGAAAAGCTTGAAGCAGGTAAAATTTTAACTGAAGAGTCTATAGCTGAGTCTTATGGTATCGCTAGAATAATTGACTGTGGTGTTACAATTAATGCAACACCAGCAGAAAATGCTAAAAACAACAGTGTTATATATGTTTATAAAAACAGAGATGGTGAGAGTGGAGAGCAGTTTAGAATGTATGTTGATTTTAGTAGAGCGTTGGTTAGAGAGTGGACAGCTTCACCAGATATTAGAGAAATTCCGAAAAATAGAAGAATAAATTAATAGAGGAGAGTTAAATTTGATAGACAGATTAACATATGTTGGAATAGGTAGTAGAAATTTATCTAAAGACCAGTATAATTTTTGCAGAGAAATAGCTAAAGAAATGGCGATTTGTGGCTGGATATTAAGATCTGGTGGCTCACCAGGAGCTGATTCAGCTTTTGAAGAAGGGTGTGATAAGGTTAGTAGAGTGTTACCCTCAGAAGGATTGAAGAATCTACTATGAAGACACGCGCGCCACAAAACAGAACGCTGACATGCACAGAGGATGAAATAACTTTCTTCTCTTGCGATCTACTGCAATTGTCAAGTCCTGTTTCTGTGGAGGACGTAAAAGACCGCGTCATCAACCAGGATTTTGTCGATGCCGTTCCGTTGCTACCACGATCTTTTGTGGATTTACTAATCCTTGATCCGCCTTACAACCTGACGAAGAACTTCAACGGAAACGTGTTTCGCGCCAAAGAAGCCGAGAAGTATGCCTCATGGTTCGAAGACATGTTGTCAGCTATGCTTCCACTGTTAACATCAAATGCATCAATATACATTTGTAGCGATTGGCGTACATCAACGCTGATCTTCCCAGTTCTTGAGCGACATCTCCGTGTTCGTAACCGGATCACATGGGAACGCGAGAAAGGTCGAGGCGCAAAAACGAACTGGAAGAACAACACAGAGGATATCTGGTTTTGCACTGTTGGCGAAGAGTATACTTTCAACGTGGATACAGTGAAGCTCAAGCGAAAAGTCATTGCACCATATCGGCAAGACGACGGTAAACCGAAGGATTGGAAGGAGTCAAAGAGCGGTAAATACAGGTTAACCCATCCATCAAATCTGTGGACTGACATAACAATACCTTTCTGGTCTATGCAGGAGAACACCGACCATCCCACCCAGAAACCAGAGAAGCTGATGGCGAAGTTGGTTCTCGCAAGCTCCTTGCCTGGAGATCTTGTATTCGATCCATTTCTTGGAAGTGGTACAACGGCAGTTGTCGCGAAAAAACTTGGGCGGCGATTCTGCGGTATCGAACTTAACAGGGAGTATTGCTGCTGGACTCTCAAGCGACTTCAAGCCGCCAAATCAGACCCTACCATACAGGGTTACTCAGACGGTGTGTTTTGGGAGAGAAACAGTCTAAGCGACCAGAAATCATCATCCAAGAAATCCACTTCAGATTAAGCAAATAGTTCACATAAACTAAATTATGTGATATAATATCTACTATAGATTCAGTTAATTTAAAAAAGGAGAAATATACAGATGGCTAAAGAGAAGAAAACTAAAACGGGTAGCAACTTGCTTAAAAATCTTCCTAAAAAAAAGAAAAGTAGATCTAGGAAAGTTGAAGTAGAAAATGATGATTCCATAAAAAAAATTAAAGTGCCTAAAAAAATAAAACAGACATTTAAGGAAGAGAACGGCTGTTACGTAACAAACAGAGTCGTTTTTAGAATTAGAGAAGATAATACTGATACTGATGTTTTAAAAACTTTTGCAACAGAAATTGCTTTTAACAAAAATAAAATAGGTCAAAAAACAAAACACCCAGATGGAATTTTTAGAAAAATAACTGACGTTATATTAAATGAAAAAAATCTCACATTTGTTGTAGAAATTTTAGAATAAGGAGGAAAATTAAAGTGTACTACAACTTAAATAAAGGTGATTTGATATTTTTAGCAAACTCAGATTCAGCACCCATCATAGAACACATTGTTAAAATAAAAGATATTGATGAAAAAACAAACGTTATATCTGTAGATAAAGCTGTGTCTATCAACAAGATGGGGAATGAACAAGGTTCCATGTCTTACATGCCTATACCTTTCTTTGGTTTGATTAGCAATCAAGCTAACTTGATAGGTGCTGGACATGGAGAAATGTATATTAATCTTAATAATTTTGGAATAGTTGGAAAAGTCACAAAGAAAGAAGTTATAGATATATTTAACAAGTTTACAGATGAGTCTCCAATAAAGTTTGATGCTGCAAAAAGTGCTGTGTTAGGAGCTAAGTAGATGATTGAAAAGGTTTTTTTAGAAAATAAAAAAAGAGAACAGATTATAGGAACAGTTCCCTGTGGTTCAACGGAAAGAGATGAAGTTTGGCATACTATTTTTATAAAAGTTGCTAAACTCATTGCTACTGGAAGTCACTGTGTTTCAAAAAAAGTCGGTTGTCTTATTGTTAAAAATAAACGAATAATTTCAACAGGAATTAACGGAACACCAGAAGGTTCTGTAAACTGTGATGATGTATTTAACCCAAGTAACTTTAACAGAATGAAACACCACTACTGGTCACAAGTTAATGAACTTCACAGTGAAATAAACAGTTTAATGATAGCAGCTAAAGAGGGTATTAGTGTTAAAGGCTGCGATATGTACTTAACGATGTCTCCCTGCATTGACTGTGCAAAAGCAATGGTTGCTGGTGGTATTAAAAATGTATACTTTAATGAAATGTATGACTTAGAAACTTCTGGAATTAAATTTTTAATTGATTCAGGAGTAAATGTTTTTAAGATCAGTTTGTGAACATGCATAAATTGGAGGAATAAAGATGCCGAAGAAAGATTTAGATTTAAGTTTTTTAAATGCCGAGTTAGAAGAAATAGAACTTCCTTCTAAAGGAATTCTTTATGATAAGAGTAACAGTTTTAATAACGGTAAAGCACATATAAGACCGTGGCTTACATCAGAAGAGAAGTTGATTGACAAGTTTAACAAGGGTAATTTTTACAACATTATAAAGAGACTTGTACAAAATTCTCTTGAAGAAAAAACAGATGTTGAAGAACTTACCTTTGGAGATTTTTTCTTTATTCTGTACTGGATAAGATCCGTTAGTTATGGATCTCAGTACAAAGCAGACATAGAATGCCCCAACTGCAGTGCTAAGATTAAATCAGACATAGACATATACAATTATTCTATTAAGTATCTTGAAGATGTTAAAGAACCTTTAAGTTTTGTTTTACCAAAGAGTAATATTGAACTTAAGTATCGTCTTCCAAGAGTTAAAGATCTTATTGAAGCAACAGAAAAGTCTCACTCTGACTCTTTAAAACTTGGAGTTGCAATTAGTCCGGATATATTTAGACTCGCTAGGTGTGTTGTTGAAATGACTCTTCCTGATACTGAACATACTATTCTAACACAAGAAGAAGATTTTGGAACTATGATTAATAAAATATGGCCAAGACTTCCAGCTATAGACCTTGTAGCTTTTAGAACTGAACTAGCTAAGTATGATCACGGTTATGTTAACAATGAAATGACAAAATGTCCAGAATGTGAAACTTACTTTGAGATAGCACCACTGCTTTCATTTGAATTTTTTCGTCCAAGCTCTGGAGGATCCTCAGTTAATAGTTGATTTTTTGTCGATATACAGACATCCGCTGATTGACATTGAGAGAGAAGTTCTTCAACTAGTATACTACTGTAAACTGAGTTACTTGGATACTAAATTTATGTCTTATTTTACAAGAAAATTCTGGTTAGAAGAAGTTA